GGCGACGCCAAAGGGCACAAGGATGAGGACGGGCGGCAGGTCGTGGTTGACCAGACCTGCCTAGATCAGATTTTCGAGTTTTGCCAAGCGAACGAGACGATCAAAGTCAAGATTGACCACGGCAGCGGCGTGTTTTCAACGGCTGGCTACGTTGACAACTTTTTCCGCGAGTCAAACCGCGTCACCGGCAACCTGCATATTTACGAAACAGAGGACGAAGCTCCTCGCATTTTTGAGATTGCCCGCACGAATCCGCGTCACATGGGAATTTCTTTGGAGTTTGTCGGAAACGACGAAATCGAAGGCAAAAGGTGCCTCGCACGCTGCTCAGAAGTGATGACCGCCGCGCTCGTTTCCGACCCCGCAGCCAACCGCAGCCTCTTTTTTTCTCAGAAATGCGAAAAAGGTGTTGCAAAGATTCTCAAAACTGATACAACCTCAACCACAACCGAATTTATGGACCCCAAAAAACTCGAATCTGACGACAAAGTTCCCGAAGGCACCACACCGGCACCGCAGGAGGAAGCGGCTCCCGAGCCGACCATGAAGGAAATCGCGGCCAAGATCGAGGCGCTTTCGTCCGACTACTCCGCTTTCAAAAAGGCTTACGAAACGGCCAACCCGAAGCCCGTCACTCAGGACGTGAACGCAGCCGGAACGGAAGGCGCGGCGCCGACAGACGGCATTGACCCGAATGTTGAGCCGGTCGCAAAAGGCAAGGCTGTTCTCGCCAAGGGCGACGAAATGCCCGCCGATGAAGAGGAAAAGAAAATGTCCCGCATCGTGGAAATGACCGTCAAGCGGCTTTCCGCCAGTCTCGGCGTCAAGCTCCCGTCCGCCGGCGCTCACGCTAAACTCGCCGACAAGGAAACGCCGGTTGAGGCCGCGCAGAAGTCTTTCGAGTGCGAGCTGAAACGTCACGAAGGCAACGCCGCCGAGGCAGTCAAAACTTTCGCGCGCGTCAACCCTGCCGCGTTCAAGACGTGGCGCGACAACGGCCAGCCCGGCCTCGCCAAGAAGTAACCTCAACCAACCAACACCACTACCACTAATATGGCCTCCGAAAATTCCACAGGTTTCCGCAGCTTCCTAGCGAGCGGCGCAATCTCCGCTTACAGAGCCGTAACGGTTCAATCCGATGGCACGATCACCCCTTCCGCTGGCAACGCTGATATGGGCATCGGCGTCACTCAGCAGGACATTGCGGACGCCGGTTACGGCACCGTCAAACTCTGGACCGCTCCCGGCACTTTCCTAATTCAGGCCACCGGCAGCGCAGTTACTCCCGGCACCGCTTACGCGATTGTCACAGGAGGATACGCAGCAGCGGTCAACGGCACCTTTGGCCCCGCCAAGCTCCAGGCGTTGCAAGCTGGCGTTGCCAGCAACGGCATCACCTTGGAGTTCGCGTTCAAGCTCCCCTAATCCACTCACTAAAACCACTACCACCGAGGAATAACACCACATGCCTTACACAAACGCACAAGCAACGCCCCGCAGCGACATTTTCGCGCTCGTCATGCAGGCGAACAGCGACTTCAACAAGCTCTTCATCGGTGACATCGTGTTTCCGGTAAAGGCTGAGAAAGCCCGGCGCGGCATCTACATGAAGGCGAAGCTCGCCAACGCCGAGCTGATGAACGCCGATGCCGTTCCGCGCGAACAGGGTGCCGGTTACAACCGCGTCAACCGCAAATACGACACGGACACCTACGACACTCAGGAATACGGCCTTGAGGCTGTCATTGACGACAGCTACGAGGAAGAGGTTGAGCGGTTTATGAACCTCGAAGCTGCCGAGGCAATGCTCATCGAGCGTTCGCTCCGAATCAGCTACGAAGCCCGCGTTGCAGCTCTTGTTATGGCAACATCTTCTTGGAGCGCAACCGGCATTTCCGGCGTGGCAGCTTACACAACCGCCGCCGTTGCAACGACTGATCCAGCCGCAGACGTTGACGCAGCCAAGACCGCGCTACTCAAGCAGGGCATCATCGCCAATGCGGTAATCATGTCGCAGAACGTGTTCAACCGCACCCGCCGCGCGACGCTGATGCAAAATCAGATTTACGGCGTTGTGCCTCGCACCGCCGGTCAGCGCGCATTGCCCGCTGAAAACGATGTCGCTCAGGCGCTCGGCGTTGACAACCTTTACGTCGGCAAAGCTCCGAAGAACAACAACCAGAAAGGCCAGACCTTTAGCGGCGCTTTCATCTGGTCCGACACTTACATCTGGGTCGGGCAGATTCAGGGCGGCGAATATCAGGCGGGCGGATGCGGTCGCACGATCCAATGGGACCGCGACACGACCGGCCTTTTTACTCCCGAGACTTACCGGGACGACAGCCGCCGCTCGAACATTCTCCGCGTTCGCCAGCACACCGCCGAGAAAGTGATCGACGAAACCGCAGGCATCACCATCACGACCAGCTACTCCTAATCCGGGGCACGCACTACATGAGCCGCCGCCAACTTCCAAGACGGCGGCGGCTCTTTTTATGACTTATGAAAAAACCAACTGAACCATTCACCCAGCCGCTTATTGCGCTGGCCGTCATCGTCGGCAACGAAGAAAAGGTAATCGAGCGGTTCATCCGCTGCTTTTACGATGTGGCGGACACCATGAGCTTTGTCATGGCCGCCGGTAATAGGGAATCAGACGGGACCGAGGCTATCATTCACCGCGTGTGCCAGGAATTGCGTATTCCCTACGGCGTGCAGCATTACCGAAACAAGGCTGACTTTCCGCACGTTGACGACTTTGGAGCCGCTCGGCAGGTGGCATGGGAAATGGCGCAAGACGGCGGGCCGAAGTATTTGCTTTGGGCAGATTGCGACGACACCTTGGACGACGGCGCGGCAGAGGCCATGAGCAACGCGGCGACGGAAGGCGCTTACGAAGTTTTCGTTTGTCCCTACAAAGTGCGCGGCGACATTCACGCGCAGCAGGTGGTTCACCGCGAAAGGCTAATTCGCAACACCGGATTTTCGCGCTGGCGATACCCGATTCACGAGCAACTGCGCTTTGACCGCGAAGTGTCTTACAAGATGCTGGACGAGGCGAAGTTTATTCATTCGCCGGATGCGACCAAGTCAGGGAGCCGAGATCGAAACGTGGCGATCCTCGAAACTCGCATTGAGGATAACGCACGAAACTACTTCTACCTTCACCAGGAGCATTTCGAGGGAAACGACACCGTGCTTGCCAAGAAATTCGGCCTCGCAGCATTGCACGCGCCGGGACTGGAAACGCTGGAAAAATACGAAACGCTGCTGAACCTCGCGCAGCTTGAACCCGGCGCACTAGCCAAGAAGCGGGCCAGCGAAGCGTTCGAGCTGATGCCCGACCGCCGCGAGGCGCTGGCGCTGCTTGTCAGTTACGCGATTATTGACCGCGATTACGACAAGGCAATGACGCTGTGCCGTCTGATGATGGGAATACCGAAGCCAACGCGCACATATTGGAGCCTGAATCACCTTTGGTATCACTGGAAAGGCGCGGAGCTTTACGCGCAATGCCTGCGACTCAGCGGCGGCGACATTGACGCCTTCGAGGCGCTTTACCAAGGCGAGGACGGGCCAACCTTCTCAATCGTTCACGCGACGCTTGGAAGGCCATTGCAGGCGCTTCAAATGCGCGAGCTTTGGATGTCCCGAGCCAAGTATCCGAACAAGGTGGAATACATTTTTGGACTACACGAAGGCGACGAGAAAAGCGCCAAGATGATCAAAGGCTTTCGCCACACCGTTTCGCCAAAGGGATGCGGCTGTCCGACCAATTACGATATTGCAGCCGGTGCCGCGCGCGGAAAGATCATAATTCAGGCGCAGGACGACATCATCCCTCCTCCGGGGTGGGATGAAATGTTGCTCGAAAAAATAGAGGACATTGACGCGCCTGTTTTCGTGGCGGTCAACGACGGCCAGCGCACCGATAGGCTGTGCGTTTCGACGGTGATGACGCGCGCCTACATGGAGCAGAAAAAGGCTGAGGATGCGGACGGCTCGAATGGGTTTATGCACCGAGGCTACATCGGAGTGTTTGCTGACACCGAAAACACTTACCGCGCATACATTGACGCGCACAAGGGCCGATGCCAGCTAATCGAGGCGCGCGACATCGTATTTTTCCACGATCATCCGCTTTTCAATCAGTCTGTTCCGTGGGATGAAACCTACGCGCAAGAGAACAGTCCCGAGTCAAACAGGATCGGAGCCGAAGTGTTCAATCGCCGCTTCACTCAGGCCAAAACCGATGGCGTCCTTGATCTTCCGCCCGGTCAAACGGTGGCGAAAGAGGAATTGGAGGGAGCGCCGGCATGAGCATGAGAACGCAGCTTGCATCCGATTTGTCGGGGCTTTTCGGCTACGAAATGACCGCCACCGCCACGATGGTGCGAGCCGGTAAATCCACGACATACACGGTGATTCTGGACGATCAGCAAAACATGGATGTCGAGGCCTACGGCGGTGCGGAAATTGAAAACCCGCAACGCATCCATTTCCAGACATCGGAACTTCCAGACATCAACGACGGCGAGACGCTGACGCTCGCCGAACCAAAGCCGGGCCAGCCTGGGCAGACCGTTCAGACAAAAAAGATCGTGACCGGCAGCGTCACCAGCGCGGACGGCGCGGAGTTGATCGTAACCGTTCGCGGCGCATGAGCACGACTAACAACATCATCGGCCAAACGGAGCTTGCATTGCAGACGCAATTGCTCGCCGCCGTTGTCGGCACCGTCTGCGAAGGCAAGGTGTATATTAGCGACTCGTCGCTAGTCAAAGACCCGATGCCCTACATCATCGCGCGGGCAATGGAGGACGTGGAGGAAATATCGCCCGGTTGCGGAATTTTTAAGCTGACCTGTGCCAGCATTTTTCGGAGCCACACTAAGGAAACGAGCGAGGCAGAGCGGCAGGAAGTCATTACGGCGCTGAACAACTTCGCCTATTCCGCGCCCGCAACGGCGCTTTCCACGCTCGCGGAGTTTCACTGCTACGGATTCGTGCCGACCACCGGGCAAATGACCGTGGACACCGACCTCAAGGCATACATTTACGAAATGCAATACGAGTTGCACGCCATGCCGAGAGACAACTCCTGACCGGCTTCTCATTTCTGAGAATCCACCTTGCAAATTTGAGAGTTTTGACGTAAAAGACCATCAACCACCACCGCAGAAACCACTATAATTTATGGCCGTCATCACCATTGGAACCACCGGAGCCGTTTTCGGACTCACCGCAGAAACCGGGATGCTTGTGCAGACCGTCACCGCAAAAGTTGCCCGCGAAAAGAATCAGGTGCGGAATGAGGTCGGCGAGTTCACCGTCGTCGCCTTTTACAATCCGCTCCAGACGTTCGCCATTTCCGGCGTGCTCACTGGCACGATCACAAACGCGGCCCCCGGCCTCGCGCTGACCGTGGCAAACACAAACACGGCCAACGGCGTGACGACCGGCGGCATCTACGTTGACGACATCGAGATTGCCAAAACGAACACCGAGTTCAAGAAGATCACGGCCAACGCCACGCAATACCCGCTCATCGCTTAACGGCGCGAGCTTATGACCTATGGACAACCTTCCGACCTGCGACATCAAACTAGCTGCAATCCTTGTGGCACTCGGCATACCCATCCGCGAGGTTGACCCGGTGACGTGCGTTGTAGATCAGGAGCGCGGGCGGCGAAACGAGGTTTATACGTTTTGGTTTGACGTGTCCGGCTTTGGCTTGCGCGACAAAGCCAAGCAGTTGATCGAAGCATACAAAGCGGCGCGAGAATGGGCGGATTTCAAACTCGACAAGGAGCATCCGCTTTACTGGATGAAAGGCGCGCTCGAAAATCGCGAGGTGCTGCTCAACTGGATTCGGAAGGACGTAAGGCCAATGCAAATCCTGA